CTGGAATGTCAGCGATGGCATTCTTTGTACTCTGTATGGAGGTTAATTTTATGTTTGTCTCTACACGTCTTCGCCAACGTTCTTTGCCAGATGCTAAGACCACTTTTGGTAATAAGCATGGGCAAAAGCTCACGTCAGGTTACAAGCTGGGTGTATTCAAAGAATATAATCCAGATGGTTCCCTGCGTGACTCCGTCAATATGAATTTGACGGGTTCATTAGACCCCTCCGTTATGACTGAAAGGATGTGGGATGAAGTTCATCCTGGTCCTCCATTCTATGACGGTGGGAATATGGCGAAAGTAAAGGTACGTGCACCCTTTTCAGGGACATTTGGAGGCGGAATCTATTCTTCTCGGGGCAATCCAGATTTGTCTGGAGCGGCTCGAGTTGAATACCACGGAGTTTTTGCTCCTGGTGGTTTCCATCCGTCCGGTTTGCCCTATCAAAACTATGTTTCGATGGGACCCGAGGCGCCATGGATGATTGAAGGCTTTCCAAATTTGAGCTCCTACGCGTTGCAGGCCTGGGATTTAATCAGGCCTCGAATTGAGAAAGCTGGCGGTGGCCAATTCCTTGGGGAATTGCGCGACCTGCCAGGTATGCTTAAGACCTCCTGCCAAGGCTTTAGAAAGCTTTGGCTTGGTTTTGGAGGTCGAGAGGATAGACTGTTTATGCATCCAAAAGATGCTGCAGATCACTTTCTCAACCACAACTTCGGTTGGGTTCCCTTTATCAATGATCTCATCAAATTTTATGATGTGTATCAAAATTCTGAGCAGTATATTAGGGATGCTATCCGTAATAACGGCTCTTGGATAAAGAGAATGCGACGCGTCACAACCACCAACGTTGATACTGTTGATTACCAGGCTTATGGAAACTATATGTCACCAGCTTTTAGTGACAATAGGATCTTTCACCTGCAACAGGACGGCAGCCAGATTTTTAGTAGTCGATTTACTTCTCGTTCACGCATTCAAAAGAAAGTGTGGGCGATGGGTAAATTCTACCAATATCGGCCGGAGTTTGATCCAATACTCCTCGCGAAGTTTCCTTCGGATTGGAGTAAAACCAAACAGCTTCTTTTGCTGTATGGTGTTCGGATAAACCCTGATGTGTTGTGGAAAATTACACCTTGGACTTGGCTAGTTGATTGGTTCGTCAGTGTAGGTCGAAATATAGATATTTGGACCAAATCTGTCGAAGATTCAATAGCCGCCAAATACGCTTATCTCATGTGTACAGAAGAGAGGCAAGTTATTGAAACTTTCACTAACTACTTCTGGTCTGGCACTGTGAACTTCAATAGAATTTATTCTATTGAATCGAAAGTTCGCAATGAGATGGCGAGTCCATACGGATTCAACTATGGTTGGGATGAACTCTCAGCCAAACAACTAGGCATACTTGGTGCGCTTGGGATTTCCCGGACGCATCATAGATAGCCTAATCGACTTGGGCCGTTCGCGGTTCCATGTAACCTCAGGAAGAAGTTACTGGACGCTCAAGTTCAATTCTCCTCTAGTTCAAAAGGAGCTCAACCACATGTTATCCGATCCCCAAACTATTACCGTCAATGCTGTCGCTAAAGCGATGCCAAGGATTCAAACTACCGGCACTTCTGCCGTGTATTCTCTGTCTGACGAGACATTCAAATTAGAAGTCTCTCACCAGAAAATTGCGAAGGGCAAAACAGCCTCTCGCATAAGGAGCCTTGTGCGTTTCACTCAGCGTGCTATAGTCCCTGATCCATTGACTGCTGTCAATGATTATGAGACTACTAGTATCCAGATCGTGATAGATAGGCCCGAAGTCGGGTTTACTGCCACTCAACTGGACCAGATGTCAGCCGGTCTTAAGACTTGGCTGGATACTACAATGATGGGAAAGCTCTTCGGTCAAGAGTCGTAAAGGCATGTTTATAGACTTAGGTCTACATTCAATGCTTCAACAACAACTTGAAAGGAGTAAAGCTATGTCCACAACCTATGGTGACACCACTTCTGTGAGTGTCCCCAAATTGCTGGATGCCTACGAACTTAACAGACTCGCAGGTACCCTTGAAGAGGATGCAAATCCTCTTGCAAAGAGCATTTTGACTGTTCCAGCTAAGCTGGAGCAATTGAGAGATGATCCTGCCGTGCCTCAGATAACTGAGGCCGACAACGAATTTCTCTCTATCGCAGTTCTGTTAGCGAATCTGTTTATACCGATTCTCTTCCGGAAATTTGCGAAGCCAAAAGCTCCTTCTCATAAATGAAAATTTATGAGTTGTGTGGTCTTTTCGAACAGAGTTTAAACCGCTCTGTTCGTTCCCTATGTAGTGGTAATGGTTTGTCCATTCCCTATTATGGGGATTGGAAGGATAACCTTATGTGGCTTGATGCCGACCTCGAAAGGGGCAGCATGAAAAGCAACGTAAGTGAGTACTTAGAACTGCTGCAAGTTATCTATTTAGATGCTTGCAGCGTGTGTGTCGCTGACGTCTCCGATTTACGTGATTTAATAACTATTAAATCACGAGTCGAAAGTGAGGGACTGTCATTTTTGACAATCACTCTGCCCGATTTTTGTAAAGACTTCGAGAGAAGTCTGGAAATCGGGTTCATCGACCCAACATCCTTCCGAAGTTTTCGGAAGAATGGATCAATCCCTGCTTTTTTGCAAGGTATGATCGGTCTACTTTTCGACAGGGGGACAGGGAGGATTTGTGATGAAGATAATCTTCTATCTCCAGGCTTTGTATCCAGTCTCGTTGATAGTGTTAGACAGATTTGTCTCACTTTCAAAAAGATGGAACTTAATTGTACTCCGAAAAGGGTACAAAAGGCACTGGATGATTTTTTCACAATTGAGCAGTCCTTTAGTTTGTTCGAGGTGCCAGAAGATGAATCGCAGAGTTTTCTCGATTTATCTTCTTGTCTTTGGGGGCCTATGTTGGATCTTATTGATCCTAATATATTCCTTCCTAGACATGGACCTGGCGCCACTGCTGAGAGGATCTCTGGAAATCAGAAATTCATTTGGCAGTTATGGCATGACAGACTTGAGCCACACTTCCCTTTTCTCGAGAATGCTTATCCCTATGGGATGGGCATCTTCGGGTTGAAGGAGCTTGACTTAGTTAAGTTTGTTCGGCCAAACGATGAGCAACCCGTTCGGGTTACTCCCGTTCCGAAAACACTAAAGGGACCCAGAATTATCGCTATAGAGCCGTGTTGTATGCAATACACACAGCAAGGGATTCGTGACGTCCTTTATGACGTTATTGAATCCTCTGAATTTACGAAAGGGCACGTTTTATTTCGTGACCAGTCTGTAAATCAAGACTTAGCGATACTTTCGTCGAAGACGGGTCGATTGGCAACAATCGATCTATCTGATGCGAGTGATCGTGTTCCACTTTCACTCGCAATCAGGATGTTTGATTCGAATCCTTCTTTGAAGGCCTCGATTCTTGCATGTCGATCGACTAGAGCCGAGCTTCCGGATGGTACCATAATTGGTCCATTACGGAAATTCGCTTCGATGGGATCTGCTCTCTGTTTTCCAATTGAGGCCATGTATTTTTACACTATATGTGTAAAGGCCCTTTTGGAAGTACAGAACCTCCCTATATCACGAAAGAGCATTTTTGCTGTAACTCGTGATATATATGTATATGGAGATGACATTTTAGTCCCCTCCATATATGCGACTGTTGTTCTCGATCACCTACAAAAATACAATTGTAAGGTGAATACGTCAAAGACTTTCTGGACTGGAAAGTTCAGAGAATCTTGCGGCGTGGATGCTTACGATGGTAGGAGGGTAACTCCCCTCTATCTTCGTAGGTCTTTTCCTGAGAACAGGCGACAAGCATCGGAAGCAATTTCTCTCGTCTGCCTAGCTAATTCCTTCTATAAGAAGGGTTACTGGCAGACGTGTTCATATCTTTATAAAAGATGTGAACAGGTACTTGGGCCTTTGCCCTACGTATCTGAAACTTCGCCGATACTTGGCCGTATCTCTTTTCTCGGTTATCGTTCCGTTGTTAAATGGAACGAGAAAATCCAATCTTTCGAAGTGAGAGGTTGGAAGGCCGAGCCAGTTCGTCGCACTGATGAACTGGAGGGATACGGAGCGTTACAGAAGTCTCTTTCTAGGCTTCAGGACCTATCCGGTCCTGAGGCGGAGGAAGATGTGCCCTTTATGCAAGCCATGGATCGTTATGATCCATGGGTCGCGAGGGACGAACTTCATTTGTCACGCTCTGCACTGCACCGCGCAGTTACACTAAAACGCGGATGGGCTGTGGCCTAACGGCCACGGGTTGATGGCGCTAATGCGCCTAGAGGAGACCACGTTTCCTAAGAAAACCTTGGTCGAAAACCCTACTCAACTTCTTGACCCGCAAGGGCCAGATGCCAGCTGATATAGCTGGACGAGTGTATAGCATAGCG